AGTTTGTGGTTCTGTTGCAAATTTGTTTTGAGGCATGAGTAAAGGGAATAAAAGTTCGTGTGGCCGAGGACGATCTTTCGGGTCAGCCGCTATTACTATACCCCTCTTATTTGACCCATTCTTTTCTTTTCATCTCTACCTTCTCTTAATTGTTGTAGAGATGGCCTAGAGAAGTCACCTGTAGGATTTAGTATCTGATCAAATCTATTTCCTATACCTTCTCTTCTATATGATTCAGGTATAGATGCTTGTTTAAACGGACCAATTTTTAATTGTTCTTGAGTTCTACGTATCTGTTCAAGTATCTTTGGATTAGATTGCATTATCTTCATCCATTCATTTCTGGATATAGGGTTAGCTGAGTCACCTGGTATTGTAGAAGTTATTTTCAAATCTTCAGATTGTACCTTCTTCAAGTAAGGGTGCATCCATTTGAATGGTACAAGTTCTTTAGCAGGGGTAACATTAGGACCAACACCATTATCCTGTCGCCATTTGTTAACCCAGAGTTTAGTCTGTTCTAGTTTGCTTAGGTTTGCCATAATTAAAAGTTAACGTTGGAACGTTCAAGCTTTAGCATTACGTCTTGTCTATAAGCTGGATCATTCTCATATCGAGAATCACTCATAGCTTTAACAACTTCAGCTTGACTACGGAATTGATCTCCGCTTGTTTTGGGTGCATTTCCTGTAATCATTTTACCTTCTACTCCTCTTGCGTCTTCATATCTATAGGCTAAAGATCTAACTGCAAAGAATGCTCCTAATGGATCACCTCTTTCCATGACCTTATCAAACATTTCAATCTCTTGTGCATTAAGATTCTTCTCAGCCCACTGTAACATATCAGAATAACCTTGATCTCCACCTGCTATACTTTTTAGCTGTGTTACATCTTGTTCAGTTAACTGTTGAGGTGCATTAGCTTTACGATATTCTAAATGTAAACTAGCCAGATCACCTGGCTTCATACTATTTAGTTCTTTTAATGTTTCATCACTAAACTTCTCACCACTATTAGCTTCCTCCCAAAGACTATCTAAGATGTTAGTTTTCTCAGTATCTTCCTTAGCTTCTGTCTTTTCTTCTGATACTTCTTCGGTTTCTTGAACCTCAGATTCGTTAGTTGGTTCATTATCTTCACTGCTTTTCTCTCCCAATTTCTTTGAGAGTTCAACATACGCCTTCTCTAATTCCTGTGCGTCCTTATATTTACCAGCCAAGAGGTTATCTTGTGCCTCTTGCATAGCCTCACCGACCTGTAGAGAATCCTGCTCATCAGCACTGAGATTCTCTGCAGAGGTTACTTCCTGTGTATTTTCAAACGTTAATGTTTCTGCCATAATTTATTGAGGTGGTATTCCTGCTTCTGCTTCTAACTGAGCAGCTAGAGCAGGGTTTTTAGATGGATCATTCATTGGAGCTTTAGCCATGTTAGGTTCTTGCTTTAATTGCTCCATTTGCATTGCTTGTTGCTGTGCTCTCTGCTCTTCTTGTTGTCTTTCTTCCATGCTCTTAACAAGATTAAGAACATCTATACCTTGAGCAGCTGCAAGTCTCTTTATAACTTCATCAGGATTAATGTATTGCTGTATAGCTTCTGGTCCCATTGTCTGAGCAATAGTAGTTAGGAAGCTACCTAATGCTTGTACATCCTGTCCTCTACCAAGAGCATTAATACCTGCTACAATAATAGGTTTAACCATACCATCAGGTATCTTAGGTATCTCTCCTGTTTTCTGGAAGACACTAAGTTTTCTATTAAGATAAGGTACTAAAAATTCTACAGTAAGTAAACCAAATAACCCACCGAGTTGTTGTTCCAACTCCATCTGAGTCATCTGTACTTCTTGTGCTGTAGTTCTTTCACTATCCCTTACACTAAGTATAAGGAATGCTTCATTTAATCTACCTTCTAATGTTGCCATCAGTTGATAAGCAGTTTGGAAGTCAGCAGTTTTACCTACTTGTACCACACCGATATCATCTGGTCGTCCTTGAACTATCGCTCCATTACCTGCAGAAGCCAACGTCTGAGGTTTTGTTGTGCTTGAGGGTGATACAGTAAAAACAACTTTAGCGGCTGCTGCAGAGCCTTCTACGAGTGCCTGAGACAACGCTTCAAGTGACTTAAGATCCCCTATAAACTGACCTACTCTACCACGACCATAAGCTTCACCATCTACTGTATTGAAACGTAGTGGTAGCCAAGGTGTAGTTTTAACTGGTGCTTTACTATAGGATTCTTTTAAGACATAACCATATACTTCTTGATGCCAAACAAATCTATTGTTATCTCTAGTGACATGAGTATATACATCACACTCATTTTCAGTACCACTAGTTTCATCAACTACGGATTCATCTTCACCATAGTTATAATCTTCGGGTAGATATTTTTCGATTAACTTTTTGTTGATCCGTTCCCTGGTAACTATTTCAATAACATCTCCGTTACCATCTCTTTCTATAACGTAGCGATTTAAAGGAAATAATTTCAGACCAGCTTTACCCATAAAGATAAGAGCATTACCACCTACAACTAGATGTTGTAATGCTTGGTGTATTACTACACGATCATCTGATGCAGCAATAGCATCGAGGATTGTACGCTCTATCTTTGCAAAGGATAGATCTAATTCTGATTTTACTTCTGGAGGAAACTCTTCACCTAGTTGAGACTCATCTAATTGTAACTTAAAGAAGCTAGTTTGTGGTGGTACTAGACTAAGTGATAATTTACTAGCTAGAGCCACGACTCCTTTAGCACCAACTGATTGCCAAGGAGTCTGTAACTGCTTCATGCCACGAGCATTTTCTTCGTGACCTCTAATTAGATAAGGTAGGGTAAGTTTCGTCGCATCTTCTGCTTCGCTTAGAAATTGTGAACGATCAGTACATAAGTAATCGTACCTTTCTTTAGCTGTCATTATTTTATATGTTTAATTGTTTGTTTGTAATAGTCATATCAGCTCTTTTAAATGAAGTGCCATATCTATTACGTCGTGCATCTGTTAGACCTCTCTGAGTCTTAACACCTCCTACACTTGGGTTTACAGGGCCACCATCTCTAGCATATGCTGCAGCAGTCCTTGCACGTTGAGATTCTATAGCTGCTTCTTGTAATCTCTTCTGTTCCCTAGCTTGGTAATCAGATATTGATTTGTTTAGATTAGCTAAAGAAGTATCATAAGCTGTTCGTTGTGCTCCCCATTCTGCCTGTTGCTTACTCCAATCTTCCCTTTGCTGTGCAAATTGAGAAGACAAATCACCATAAGCTGCCTTCTGCTGACCTAACTGACTAGTTAATCCTGATATTTGAGTATCATAAACCGACTTTTGCTGACCTAACTGACCAGATAGATCAGAAATACGGCTATCATATACTGATTGTTGACGGTCTAGTTGACTAGATAAATTAGACAAACTAGTATCATACATTGATCTTTGGGTATCCCAACCTGCTGTTAAGTCAGATATCCTTGCATCATATGCTCTCTCTTGTGTAGCTGATGCTGACTGCCATTGTGCTTGTGCATCAGCTAATCTTTTATCATACTCTGTTCTATATTGATCAGTTAATTGCTGAGTTAAAGCATATCTTTCTTGCTGTGATTTATCAGCCCATCCAGCTTGAGCTTGTTCTAGTTTCTGGTCATACTCAGCTCTTAACTGTTGACCCATCTGTTGCCTTTGAAGTTCAGCATTTCTCTCAGCACTAGATATCTGTGTACCATATTGTTGTTGTAATCGTGCTGTCAATGCATCAAGATCACTAGCAGATTGTGTTTGCCAAGCTGATTTAGCATCAGATAGTTGAGTATTATATTGACCTGTCAGCTGTTGTGTTAAAGCATCTAAATCTCTACCTGCTAATCCCCCATATGTAGGAAACCCCTCAGTAAGAATTAATAAATTTCTTGCAGCCTCTGCCATTGCATCATCATTGAATGCAAGAACACCGCCAATATTGCCGAATCCATCTTTTTTCAAGCTAATTGTGCAACCATCAGCAAGCCGAAAAGCTTCTTTTGCTATTTCTCTTATTTCAACATCTTTATATTTATCTTCCGTCACTAATTTAAAGAAATCAGTTAATTTTGGTATTTTTTCTCCTGTAATAGGTTTTTGATTTTTAAATCTTTTTGCGTACTTTGTTTCGGGTTTTATACTTCCAATACTATACTTGCTAATTTCTTCATAAGTAAGTTCTACTAATTTCATGCTTTTATCTGTGATCCAGTTCCCTGAGG